AAACCAATGAAAGAAATTGTCCGCGAAGCATTATTGGTATTAACAAGCTCTATTACTGGATCATTTTTATATTTTAATTTCCACGGATCTATCACCGATTTTTTCAACGTGGTTACAGAAACCAAGGTGCTGAACTCGGCAACAACACAGATATTCACTGATGCGCCGGCATTTTAATGTGGATCGATAATTATAACCCTGTATTATATCATATAATATATAAATGTGTTGGAACGAGAATGTTTCATTAAACACCTTTTTATTTAGTGGTTTTGTATTAGCACTTATTATTTACAATAATTCTTTTACAAAATATAAAATTCATGAACTAAATAATAAATGGGTGTATCTTTTTATCGCATCCTTTGTATTTATGCAACTAATAGAATTTTTTATTTGGCGAAATATTAACAACAAATTTTACAATAATATATTTTCTATTTTCGCAGTATTATTACTAATTATACAGCCAATTGCAAGTATTATGATTATAACAAACATACAATTGCGTAATTTATTGTTAATTTCTTATTTATTACTCGTCATCCCATTTTCAATATATAAATTTTCGACTAATCATATACACTCAGTCGTTAGTGAAGGTGGTCATTTAATATGGAATTTTTTCAACATTCCACCCATTCTTTGGATTGTTTGGTTGTTTTTCTTTTTGTTTAGTTTTTTTTATGAAAAAAAATGGTTTGGGATTATCTTTGGATTGATTACCTTATTTATTGCAGTTATAAATTATAAAAATGATAATACTATGGGGAGCATGTGGTGTTGGAGTGTAAACTCAATTATGATTTATTATGCAATTTACTTATTACTATATTTGCCGTTTTTAGAAAAAACAAAAGTTTGTTAACGCCTATCGTATTGATATGACTCGCTCCAAATATGGAGTGTTCTGTATAAAATTGGTTTTATTTTTAATAATAATTTATTTATAACATAACCAGCTATAAATAAATAACTCCTTCGATCCCTTCGACTACGTCTGCAGAGTTCAGTCGCTCCAAACTAACGAAACAGAAATATATGAAATGGGGTGCACTAGTTCAAGTAGTAAATATATCGATCCCGATATTATGAATATATCCAATTCTAATTTTAATTGTAATTCTAATTCCGAAATGGAATTACAAAAACAACAAAATGAACAAATAAAAAAAGTATTTGAAAATATTTATAGTGAAAATATCGGATATTTAAAAACGATCGATATAACGGACCAAACAATATGGAATGCAAAAATGTCAGTAGAATCAATGAAAAAATACGATATTCGATTGCAAGGGCTGCCTCCCACGCCTTTAATATTTGCGATTGATTGTTTTGTCAATGAAAAACGCTCTCAAAAAAATATTATTTCCATCATCGAACATTTTATTCAATTCACAAATTTTGATGTACATTATGTTAATTTGTTGGGTCATAATCTCGTACAAGAAATGGATAACTATATTGAACTCCTAGATATGTATATGAAAAATAAACTGCATATCGTTGAACACAACAAACAAGCCATTGTAAATCAACGTAATTATGTTCAGTTTGCTATGTGGAAAATCGATATTTTAGAACATATTAAAATAATGTTAACGGCAAAAATGCAGAAAACATTATGACCAAACTCTGAACTCTGCAGTTCCCAAAGGGGTCGAAAGAGTTTGCTTCACTTCATCTCCGTTTTCCTCCATTGAATGTATAAATTATTTGGTTATTTGATTATTTGATTATTTGATTATTTGATTATTTATTTATTTTTTTCTATAACATTTTCAAAAAAAGACAAGCTATTTAATATTGTTTCATCCATATTAAAATATTTATAATTAGCTAATCTGCCAACAAAAAATACATTTTTTTCTTCTTCATTTTTTGCTAAAATTTTATATTTTTCGTATAACTCCAAATTTTTTTTATTTGGAACAGGATAATATGGTTCACCAATATCATTTGTTTTTTCACTTACAATAATAGTATCATTTGAATGTTGATTTAAAAAATGTTTATATTCTACAATTCTTGTATATGGCACATCTTTACACGGGTAATTTACAACAGAATTAGGTTGAAAATAATTCATATTTTTAATTATTTCTATGTTAAAATCTATACTTCTATACTCTAATTTTTCTAAATTAGGAAAATATGAATCGATTGGTCCTGTAAATATAACTATATCGTAATTATTATTATTTTTAATATATTCAAAATAATCAGTGTTTAGTTTAACTTCAATATTTTTATTATCAAGTATTTTTTCAAAAAAATGCGTGTATCCTTTATGTGGGAGGGCTTGGTATTTATCATTAAAGTATCTTGTGTCGAAATTTGGTCTTATAGGTATTCTTTCTAACACTGATTTATCAAGTTCATCTGGATATTTATTCCATTGTTTAAATGTATAATCTTTTATTAATTTTTCGTATAATTTAATTCCTATCCTTGATTTTGCCATTTCTTCACTGTTATTTATAGTCTCGTATTTAATTTGATTTTTTTCTAACCAGTCATTTACGTCGTTTTCATTTTGTAAATTTTCTTCACATAATTCATTTATAGTAGTAATATTTACAGGGATTGAAACAAATTTATTGTTTATAAATGTTAATACCTTGTGTTCCCATCTTATCCATTTATCAAAATTATTTACATATTTCCACACGTCTTCATTATTTGTATGAAATAAATGTGCTCCATATTTATTTATTAAAATGTTAGTTTCTTTATCAACATAATCATAACAATTTCCTCCTATATGGTCTCTTTTTTCAATAATAGTAACTTTGCTATTTAATATATTTGCTATTCTTTCAGCAATTACAACGCCAGATAATCCACAACCTACTATTAAATAGCTAACCATATAATATTATAATAAATATTTATCTATATTTATTAATATAATTATAATAAATACGTTTTTTATCATAATAATGTTTCTACATAATATAATATATTACAAATGAGTTTTTTTGATTATTCGAAAGAACTCGTTAACGACGATTTAGTTAAAATTCTAGATGCGATAAAGAAAAGCAGTATTGCAATCGAACAAAAAGTAAACCGTGCAGCATTAGATGATATCCAAGGAAACACAATATGTTCTAGTGAAAATAGTTCCGGTGATATTCAAAAAAAGTTAGATGTTATATCGAATGATATAATGATCGATCTTTTAACGAAAACGAAATGCTGCTCGATATTATTATCAGAAGAGAACGAAGATGCTATAATCATAGAACCGGAATTTAGAGGAAAATATATGATCGCATTTGACCCATTGGACGGCTCAACCAATATTGATTGCAATTGTTGCATTGGAACTATTTTTTCAATATACGAGGATTTCAACCAAGAAATCGATATTCAAGAACGGGTTTTGAAATCAGGAAATGAGGTTATTTGTGCGGGATATATATTATATGGCCCGGCGACCGAGTTAGTAATAACCATTGACCGCAAAAAAGAGAAAAGTAGTGTTCAGAAATTTACTCTCGACCGAATCAGCAATGAATATTTGTACACTGGTGAAATCGATATATCAAACAAGATGAAAAAGATTTATTCTGTAAATGAATCGAATTGTGCGAGTTGGTACCAAGATATAAAGGAATATGTAGACCAATATAAAACAGAGAATACGAAATATACACAAAGATATATCGGTTCAATGGTAGCGGATGTTCATCGAACGTTATTATATGGCGGTATGTTCGGATATCCTGCGGACAAAAAAAATAAAAACGGTAAATTAAGGGTTATATATGAATGTTTTCCTATATCGAAAGTTATGGAAGCCGCAGGAGGTGCATCAATAATTGGTAATTTTAGTAAAAAACGAATATTAGATATTGTTCCCAGTCAAATCCACGAAAAAACGTCTATTATAATGGGGTCGACCGAAGAGATCGATAAATATGTAAATATTTTAGGTCAACTCGTTCATTAAATTTTCAAAAAAAATGAAATATAATAAATTTATTATTTTTTATATTTATGTCCGGATCGCTCCAAATAACTACGCATAGCAAGGTAATGTGTCAATATTCATCTCAGTTAAACGCGCCTTCTTTTTCCCTGTTTCCAAGAATTGTTTGAAAAAAGGGAATTCCAACTGCGCTTCCGGTGTATGATTATGCACAGTTCGTGCAATCATTTTATATAATTTAAAATTGGGATATCTTTCTTCGCCATTTTTCATATATAAAACATTTTTCCCATTATCATCCAAGCACCATCTATAAATCGTTTTCTGTAAATCGTTCATTTTTTCAAAAACCTCATCATCGTCTATGATAAAATCGTATATTGACGTTCCAAGGCGACATAAATCAAAACTATAGTTCGGATCTAAACGCGGTTTTTTTTCATTGAAAAATGGCTCAAAATTATATTGCGTTGATGCATCCCCCCCGGGCGCAAAACTATCGCTGCAAAATGTCTTGCCTTGGTATTTATAAATACTTCTGCCAAAATCAATGAGTTTAAATATTTTACCATAGGTCGGAACACGGTATTGTTTATTGGAATATTTATAATATAAAAACTCAATGTTTGTAGAAACGTACATTATATTATTGGTATGAAGATCGTTATGTGTAAATTTAAATACTTTTTGGTACGTTAATAATATCATAATTATTTGAAATAATGCACTCGCGCTCGTTTTATCATTCAGCTTTTTATTCGAAAACAATTCATCCATTGTGCCTTCGCATTTTTCTAGACAAATCATTTGAATTGGAAAATTATGGATATATCCGTATATATCAGATTCGTCAGAAAAATCGCTGTATTCGTCGCCGGAATCATTACCGGAATCATTGCCGGAATCATTACCGGAATCATTACCGGAATCATTGCCGGAATCATTGCCGGAATCATCATCTTCTTCTGAACTATAATTTAATTTACTGTTATCCGAAGAATCAGATGAACTAGAACGAGACGACTGATGTGATTTTTCAGACGATGTTAGAATAGGTTTACTTGTTTTTTCATATACCAAATCATTGTTAATGTCTAATATAATATCGTCATCATTCGTTAGGGTTTCATCAATATCCTTCACTAATGTATCTTGGGTTGAATTGCTCATCGATGCAATCGTTTCTAATGGTTGCTCGCTCCAGCTCGGGATATCGTGTAGACTTGTTATTGAAATAATAGAACTATTATGCATATTTATATTAGATTTCGAAATGCACAATTTCTGTTTATTTCCACGCGATCCCATCAAATTTCTCAATTCATTATTTATATCGCCATCTTGGTTATCTTTAATCGTAAATAGTTTACCAAGATTATCTTTAAAAAATTCGGATTCTCGCAAATAATCCAAATCATCTGTTATGTTGAATTTAAATTTATCTTGAATTCCAAGATAAGATCCATAAAAATCAATTCCGTGTGTAAAATTGTTAGTATGTAAAAGAGAACTTGACAAAAAACTGAAAAACCCGTCAATATAAGATGCATTATTGAAAGATGCAATCTTGGTCAGTGTATTATTTTGATCGCTATTTAAGTTAGGTAATGTTCTAATCTTTTCATCGTTCATATCGTATTTACCAATCATATATCGAATAGGGTCCAAGATGGGTGAAAATTTAATAAACACATTTTTATCCAAAAAACACTGTGTTTTAGTGTTTTTTATTTTGGTTAAATTTTCCATTTGGAAAAGATGATTTAGTGAAATACCATCATACGTTTCAGAAGTTAAATCGAAAAACAGTTTATAAATTGGATTATAATGTTGGATTTGTGTAATATTATACGGATGGTATTCTTCTTCTGAATCTTGGAAATCCGCAATCATTTCCTCATACTGTCTTTCTAAATATTCTAAATCGATGGGGTCTGTTTTAGTATAAGAAATTTCGAATTTATGAACTTCGGTAATTGGAGCGAGCCGGCTACCGAAGGTAAGCGTAGGTGAGCGACTGAACTCCGGAACTTTAGTGAAGGAGTTTGGATTATTTTTATTTTTATTTTTGTTTTTATTGACATCTTGTTTTTTTGCAGGTTGTTTAGTGAAAGATTTCATTTTAAAGAGTTATATGGAATCCAATAATATAAATTTTAGATTCATTTAACGCTCCAGACATATTTGAATAAAAATGTTCGTACTATCATATCATATTTAATATAATATTAATATATTAGTGCTCATTTGACAATAAACAAAGTATCCCTAAATGACACTTGAATTAAAAAAATTTGATATGCGATGGATTACGTTTAAACCAGATGAAAATAAAGGCCCGGTTATTGTTATGATTGGTCGTCGTGATACAGGTAAATCATTTTTGGTGCGAGATCTATTATATCACCACCAAGATATTCCGATTGGCACCGTTATTTCAGGAACAGAAGCCGGAAACGGGTTTTATGCACAACACGTACCAAAATTATTCATTCACGACGAGTATAATACTGTACTTATTGAAAACATTTTGCGCCGCCAAAAGGCCGTAATGAAACAAATGAATAAGGAGATGGAAGTATATCGTCGAACCACGATTGATCCACGCACATTTGTTATTTTGGATGATTGTTTATATGACCAAACGTGGACCCGTGATAAAATGATGCGTCTCCTTTTTATGAACGGTCGTCATTGGAAGGTAATGTTGATTATAACGATGCAATATCCTTTAGGCATTCCGCCAAATTTACGTACGAACATTGATTATGTTTTTATTTTGCGAGAACCATACATGACAAACCGAAAACGCATTTGGGAAAATTATGCATCAATGTTCCCTACGATGGAGTCATTTTGCTCAGTAATGGATCAGACAACGGAAAATTATGAATGTTTAGTTATTAATAATAATGCAAAGTCGAATAAATTGCACGATCAAATATTTTGGTATAAAGCGGAAAATCGCCCCGATTTTAAATTAGGATCGAAAGAATTCTGGGAAATTTCTAAAGGAATGGGGTCTGATGATGAAGATGATGCGTATGACCCGAGTAAGGCCAAAAAACGTAGCGGACCTCCCATTAATGTAAAAAAAACAACCACATCCAATAATAAATGGTAATTTTTTTATTTGGTTTGGAGCGAGCCAGAACCGTTAGGTGTAAGTTAGCTTCGTGCTGTGATTAACTCCTTCACTAAAGTTTCGGAGTTAGGTCGCTCACCTACGCTTACCTTCGGTAGTCCGGCTCGCTCCAAACTCCGTAGACGTAGTCGATGGGGTCGAAAGAGTTGGAACAATTGTGCTCCCTTCCCAATATATATCACACGGCCAATCATTATTAAACCATTTGTCTGGGAAAGCGACAAATTTATTCGGATTTTCATTCAAATAGCCTCCCCACCACGAAAACGTACTATTGCACGCAATCCCGCCCAATCGACATAATGACATTAAATATAAACTATTTATTTCGTCTTCGTTTTCGACAAATGTCGTATTTTTATTTTGTAATACTTTCATCTCTTTGCAATAATGAATATCATCGCTGAAAACGAGTAAATTTGCATCATGTGGTAGTAATTGTAATGATTTTTGATAGTAGATTGACAAATCGATATCGTGTATGTAATTATCTTCCATTTTATAATCACCTCGCCTTACGTGAAAAAAATATGTGTTATCTAGATTAATGTATTTGTTTATTAAATATGTTTTGCGAGAATCTTCCATCCGAAATAAATCGTATATCTCGGATTTATATTTTTTAAAATATTTTTCGTTTTGAAAATACCCTCTTAAAAGTAAATTGTTTATATTATTTGGAATATTTAAAAAGTTCAATGCACAATCCTCTGGTTCATTGAACGTATCGTAATTGTCTGCATTCGTTAATGCTTTGGTATGTACGTTTCGAAATATGGTACTCATATAATCAAGTCCCTTAGTACAATGCATTGTATTTATACTATCGATAATTGCGTATTTTTTATGGTGTTCTTTGGCAATTCCATATGCACTTGCTGCTTTAAATAAACGGTTGCCTAGACCACAATGCAATCGAATATATATGGAACCGTTAGGCGTAGGTGAGCTTCCTGCGGTGATGAACTCCGCAGACATAGTCGAAGGAGTTAGTGTAGTATATTATATTGTGATAAACATTTATATATAATTTATCATAATATTTATTAAGGCGTTTATGCATTATTTGCCGCTGTTTTTAAGAATTCATTGCGAACATCCGCTGCATTGGATACTTCGCGATCTTCAAAATTGACAGTTTCCTTTACACCGATCAAATTACCTTCTTCGTCCATTGTCTGCGTTAACACATTTCCAGACTTTTCCGCCAATTTGATATTTTCTTCAATCGCCTTGCGTTTCGTATCTTTCAATCGTTTATCGAACTCTTCCTTCGCCAAAGCTTCATTCTTCGTTTTCTCTTGATGAAGTTGATTCAATTCTTCCTCCATAAACTCAACACGACCGGTTTTGTATGCATCGGGGTCCCAAGGAATCCACATCCCGACGGGTCCTACAAAAATATCGTGGTTCGGATCACCTTCGCGCAACTTTTTGCATCTTAATTCCGCTTCTTCTTGTGTGTTATAAACGCCACGAATCTTTAGACCACGCGTTGATGTTTGGAATGCGTGTTCACGTTGAAATTGTTCGGTGTATCTTTCTTCGTTCTTGTCCATAAAGTTTTTGTAATCATCATCGACTGGAGTAGATTTGAGTTTTGCTTCCTCTTCCTTAGCAAAATCATTGAAATCATCCAATACGTCTTGGATTTTTAAATTATATTTATATGCAGCAAAATGAAGATACTCAGAAAACTTTTCCATTGATTTAGTAAAATCCCATTGATGTACAAATTGATCGAAAATAAATGTTTCGCGCTTCTTTAGGATCTTTTCAGGAGAAATAAATGACATACATGCGAATTTCTGTCCAGCCAATGTATCATCTTCATCTAGCAAATCAACATATTTAGGATTTGATTTCCCATTCTTTAAAACTTTTCGTTCGAAGTTTGTCATTTAGCAAAACACGTTATTGTATGAAAAATATAAATATTATTGTTTAAGTATTTTCATACAAATATATATTATTTATAATCCGTATTTTTTTTCGTATTGTATAATATATACTTAAAATGAGCAATCTGTTTGATTTTAGCGAACTTGTCAAAAGAGCCATTAAATACATTGTGGAAGGTATAATGGTTGCCATTGCGGCTTATTCTATTCCCAAACAATCCCTTAAAATCGAAGAGGTTGTCATTATTGCACTGACCGCCGCTGCAACATTCAGCGTCCTCGACGTGTTTGTGCCGTCAATGGCCAGTTCTGCCCGAGGTGGTGCCGGATTTGGTATCGGCGCGAATTTGGTTGGTTTCCCAGGGGGGCTATAATCAATATTAGATAACAAATAACATTATTATGTAATGTAAAAATCTAAATATATCTTAGAATACAAGAAGATATATTTATTATTAATATTATTATTATTGTCGTTGTTGTTGTTGTTGTTTGATGCAACATCCGATTTTTAAAAAACGTGTTTCGTCTATTTATCCAAGATCATTAAAAGAAATATGGAATAAAATGCGATATTATTTTACAAAAAACCGGTTTATGATATTTGTAGCAGCATTTGTTATTATTTTAAGCGGTTTTTTGGTTTCAAATTATCATTATTTTTTTATAAATAAACAGATGCGGACAGAATCATTCGTCGATATCCAAGCCCCAAATCAAGAATATATTAATAACACTTTAACTCAGCATAAAAAAGATAGTTTGTTCCCGTATCGTTATTTAACGGATGAAAATGGTACTATTATTCCCGTTGTGTTAATTTCCGGTTTTTTTCGCGACGATAAATCACGAGATATGTATGCGGAATATATAAAAAATGGTATTCAAGTTGTTGGAATAACTGCATATAAATCATTTCCGCTAAAAATTACGGACTCAAGTGAAGATAAATATCACCACACAGATACATTCGATTATATTAAAAAAATCAAAAATTGGATTTGTTGTTTCAAAAACCCCGCACAATATGGACTCTCTTCTACCGAGCACAATCTAATTGATATGAGCGAGTCTGATTTTTATGATGTCGATCAAAATTATATCCCAGTTGAGAAAAAGTATGATATAATATATTCGTGCTTAAAGGATGGAGACAATTGTCCGATGGATGGTTGGAATGCAATTAACCGAAACTACGATTTAGCGTTGAAGTGTTTGCCTATCATGATAAATAAGTTTGGTCTAAAAGTATTAGCGGTTGGTAGAGTTGGGTGCGGGTTAGAAGAAATATATGGCGACCGCATCGAAACAACCGATTTTTTACCATATAACGAATTTCAAGATAAAATCCGGGAATCGCGCATATTATTTGTGCCCAATGTATACGATGCTAGCCCACGAGTGGTAAGTGAAAGTATTATAAACAATGTGCCTGTTTTAATGAATCAAGGTATTTTATGCGGTTCTAAATATATTGACGATGAAACGGGTGAATTATTTACAGACGAAAACGACTTCTCGGATGCATTGGATAAATTATTGGGTAAAATAGACCAAATTTCTCCGAAGGATTGGTGGCCGAAACAATATGGCCGAAAAGTATCTGGCAAAAAATTGCGTGATTATTTAAATGAATGTTATTCTGGGTTGTTGGAAAATGTGAAAGAAGTTTATTTTTAAACTCCTTCACTAAAGTTCCGGACTTCATCACCGCAGGAAGCTCACCTACGCTTACCTTCGGTAGCCGGCTCGCTCCAAACATACATAATAATATATATTAGGCGAGCGCTTTCGAAATTACTGTAGGGGTTAAATGCCTCATTTTCGTAAAACTAAATAATATAAAGAGAGATACACATGTAAATTATTTATTATAATGGAAATAACAGCAGAAGAAGATCATATGTTTTCTATTTGGGGATCAAAACTAATGATTGATAACTATATACGTAATAATGATTATCGTGCAGCATTTAGTTTATTGATATTCATTCTTGAAAGATTGGATGATAACGAAAAAAAAGAATTTATTGACTATTATAGAAGAACTATGAAACCTTACGATATTTCAACAAATAATGTTCCAGGTAAATAATTTATATGTTTTTTTCATAAAATATATAAACATTATAATATAACATTTCCAAGGTTTGAGATAATGCTTGATAGTATTTCGATATATGTCGTAAATTATAAAGACGATGCGCGTCGCCAAAAAATGATAAACCGTTTTGCTCAATTTCAAATTACCCCTCATTTCGTTGATCCAGTTGAGGAAACCGATGCCCGTATGGATATACCGGAGTTTAAACATAAACGTACTGCTGCTATTATGTTGCAACATTTGGATTCGATATGTCATTTTATAGACCATACTTCGAATAGTCATTGCATTGTTTGTGAAGATGATATTATGATCTCAAAAGATTTTAGCAATGATATGCCGAATATCATTTCCACTTTTGAAATGCATCAATTGGATGTTTTATTGTTGGGGTATTTATGGCCTCATAAAATCGATGACAATAATTACCATTTTTCCAAGAAACAACAAACTTCCGAAAATAACACTTTAACTGATAAATATACCTTTCGCAATTATCCGAATGATTTATGGGGATCGCAAATGTATTTAATTTCGCGAGACCACGCTATGCATTTATTGGAAACATTTACAATGAATTATGCAGTGGATCATCAAAGTAATCCACCTTATTACAATCCTGATTGGACGCTAACCAAGAATGGGAATCGTGCTATTTTATATCCAATGTTAGCCATTGAAGAGGGAGATACCAAGACGGAACATTTTGGACAGAACGATTTCCATCGATCATGTTTTTTGTGCAATTATGACTCATCAGTTTTCTTATTATAATTTTTTGTTTATGTTTTTGTTTGTTTTTTTGTTTTTATTTTCGCATACCACGCCATAAAAAACTCATTTGATTTACTGGTTGCACCGGTTCTACATTTTGTTTTTGTTTCACCATTTTTTCAGGTTCTACACTTTGGTTTTGTTTTACCGTTTTTTCTGGTTGTACCGTTTTTTCACTTGGTATATTTATTGCCGGAACTTTAGTGAAAGAGTTCATAGTAAAAGCGTGTTGTCGTTCAATAACAGGATTCGATTTTTTTTTCAATGTAAGTGCTGAAAAAATACCGGTTTGCTCAAATTTCCCAGAAAAAAATTTTAATAATTCTTGGTACACTTGAACAATATTTGTATTTTGTAATCTAATATTAAAAAGTTGATTGTACATCATTATTTCAACGGGTGCCAAATTATATTTTTTGCCGTGTTTCATTACATTCAATATCAGAGTATTCCAAGTTCGATTTTTTATCGGATTTCCAAATTTTTGAATTTTATCGGATTCCAATATAAAATCCATCAAAAAAATAATAAACGCAAAGGATTCAGCTATTTGGGAATCTTTTGACAAATGATCCAAGAATCGAATTTCAATTCCGTGATTGTAATGTTTATTAAAATTAATGTCCATTCCAATATCATTTAATTCGGAATATGCGTTGTTTTTATAATACTGATTAAACCACCAATATTCCAAATAATTAAAAGCGCACGTCTCTTTGGGAATCGTCAATATTTTACCAGTTGCCATTGTATCCGAATCATAAGTGCCAATACCAATATATCGCGAAACAGCGCATCTTACCGAAGCATTTGAATATTTGGTTTTGTCGGAAAACCCTGCAAACGTGGAAAACGGATCAGGAGACCCATATACGGCTAACATTAGCGGTTCGACCCATTGAATTATTTTAATCGCTTTATTGTGGTCATATATAAATTTATCTCTGTTTTTTATTAATCCATTTTCGTCTAATGCAGTTGGCAATGTTAAATTATAATGTAATGTTCCATTATTGAACATTGCAACATTCTTCATATTTGTCATGTAGGTAGCAAAAGAATGATTTTGTTCCATAATTTTCACTTTTCCAAATTCCAAATTGTTAAAAGCATTGATACTAGACAATGAATTGTTTACATTTTCCAAGAATTCTTGTTTGTTTTTCTTTAATTCGGTAATTACGTTAAATAATGTCGCATTATAAAAATGGTATGTTGGGAATTCGATTGTATCGCCATCAAATACCCAATTGGAATATATATCTTGTTTAAAATAACTGTTGTTTTCAGCTAAAGTTTCAATCAATGTTTTACCGGAAAAATCGGGGTTATTTTCGCATTTTTTCGTATATTTTGTTTTGGGTTTATTATTAGCATCCGTATTCGTAAAACTATGAGAATTCAACAATATAGGTAATGGTAATTTTTTATTTCCTAACAATTTAGCTGCATATTCAAATGCTTTTTTTAAATCGTCGGGTTTATAGTTGGAATAATAATCCACACTATATCTTTCGCGTTTATGGTTTGTTGCAAATTCATTGTTGTCGATTTCATATTTTTTATCAAATTCTAAATACAATTCATCTTCGATGCCTAATCC